AAAAACGCGCGCACACGTGCAACGCTCACTCCATGAACAAAACATCATTCAGTGCAGGGTGATGGATCAGACAAGGAAGAGAGGTCGAACACAGAATCAACCGCTCAATGTCATGGAGGTCACTGACCACAAAACCATACCTTGCACAAAATGACTGAATCGTCCGCACTCCGACCAACAACTTTCTTGGGGAAGGCTTGAAGTCAAACATAAAATTTGGCATGTCGGACCGCCGCAACTTCTGTCTCGCAAAACCGCTCGTCAATTTGAGGGATTGTTGTACGACTGAACGAGCGATTGGCATTGATGACAACAAAGGTTGCCAGCCCAGCATGACTCCCTTGAGCCAACCCATTCCGTGCAATTGGGGATCCAAGCTCCAACCGGACTTCGCCAAGAACCTCGAAAGTTCTGGAACAAAGGTAAGCACATGCCGTGCTTCCCCGGTGAGCAATCCATCCTCAACCCACAATGGGTGTCCTCCCAAGAAATGCACCGAAACGACATCAGCCCGCGGGAATAATTTCAACTCACATCCACAATCAGTGATGTGCCGTGAAATATTCTCAAGTTCCGATGGGGTTGCATCTCGCCGCAACGCCACGAGAACATCATCGCCACAAACTGCGAGCCGGTATCCCTCATCGAACAACTCCTCGAGGATGCATGTCATCATCAAAGCATTCAACAACGAGTTTCCCAAACTCGTGTTGGCATCCCCGGAGTTTCTCCGCCCAATTGAATGTATGCTGAAGAGCTTCTCGCGGCCGACGAAAAAGTCTGCATCATACTCAAGCTGAGCATCCAACACAAAATTGGTTGCTCGACCATTCATTCCCTTTTGGCGGTAAATTTCATGTTCGATCTCAAGCAGCTGGCGGGAAACAGAGGCGTCGAACTTCGAATAGTCACCGTCCAAGAAACAGTGAAAACCGAGCTTGATCCAATCATGGATCATTTCGCCAAGAGCAAAAGCGTCCATTCCCGTGGCATAAACAATTTTGCTGTTTCTGCCCCAACTCTTTTTCACCACTTTTGAGAACCCCTGAATTGCTGGGCCCAATTTGCATTGCGCCCTGGTCGAGACGCTGCTGATGCCACGGCCGGCGTAGCCATCAGTCAGCGACTTGATTAATTTTTCTTTCTTTATGAACACCTTTCGGCGCACGTCGCGCGGAGAAAAGGCGTCATGAACAAAGGAATCAATCGCGTTGCGGAGTTCTTTTTGTTTGCCCAAGGGAAAATGAGACATCCATTCAAGCAATGGCATGTTACCTTCAAAATCACCAAGGGTGCCCAAGAGCCATGGGAGATGCGCCCACAACTGGTCCATTTTAAAATCACATGGTTGTCCAACCTTACGAAACATCCGACCGAGAATCGTGGACTCAACACTTGCTTGAGACACACGCGTGACGGATGGGATAAGGCGGACAATACCAATGCCAAATAAAAATGGGCCAAAAGTGTTCTTCTCGACCACGTGTCCAAACTGTTTGACAGTGACCAATTTCTTGCCAGAATCGTCGACTGCATCTTCGACGGGAGCGATCTTGGTTGCAACGACTGTTGGCATACAAAAAGGCCTCAAGGGCATATTGTATGGCACATTCGGCACAAACTCACGTTCTCCGGCGGCGATGGCCCACAAAATTGGCTGAACGTGTGGGTTTTGATGGCATAATCCGCAATATTGGACCCTTTGTCCCTTGCGCAATTCGCTCATCCGTGGTGCCCCACACAAACACAGGTCACGCTCTTCACACTTGTGTACGCGACCAGGAAAATCGCGGGCACAAAATTCGCAGTGTCCATTGACCATGGTGGCATTTGAGTAGGCAATTCGGCCAACTCGCCCTTGTTTGGGTTGAATGGTCACAATCTTGACACCGACGGCCATGAATCGATTCAGATTCGCAAGCTGTTCAAACGACAAGTCAATTTTGGCATCCTTCACTTTGCTCCTCACAGCGCTAACACGTGTCGCGTGAAGCGTGGGGCAATCAGAAAAGGGGACAAATTCAGCGACGAGTTGTTTGACAGTTGGTGGCAGCTCTGTCTCGGACTCAGGCGAGGTCCGCAAATTGGAAGCAATCCCTTCACTTTGACAATTGCATGGATAATATTGTTCAAAGGGTCGAGCCTCGAAAATAAGATCATGCACAGCATTCTTCACCCAATTGACCACCCGCTTGAAAAAAGGTTTCTTTTCAGGGCAAGTGTGTGTGGCGAGAGGATACAATTGGTGGGAGTTCCATCCGGACCCAAAACCGGCAGGACTGGTGTTCATTGGGAGATGAGTGTAATCAGCGACGGTGTATGAAAAGAATAATCGCAAAAAAGGTTCACAAACATCATACATGCGGCGATCAACAATTGTCTCAACGTGCCCAATGCACTCGTCACCATTTGATGCGAGTATGAGCCCAAAATTCTCAACACCAGTTCGGATTTCATATGTAACATCACGCACAGAAATGAAGGACTCTTGACCAGAAAAGGTATCAGAAAAGGCTTGTGGCCCAAGTTGATACCGTCGCTGATGCAAAAAACCAACACTGATGTGAGCGATGCCACGCCCATGAATGGGGGCAACGGCCACTCTCACGCGATCAGCATAAGTAATAGAGACATTCAGATGTCCCATGAAAACTTCGATGTTGGTGCGCGTTCGGAAGATTCCTTGTTGCATAATGCGCACCGAAGTGAGCAAATCTGCAATGAACTGATGCATGGCTCCACAGTGTTCGACTGCACTGAGTCGGACCATTCCACGAAAAGGAGCATGCAGAATCAACCCGGTCCCAGGTGGTGGTGGGGGTGGAGGTGGTGGTGGTGGCGCCATGAGCGGTGGTGGTGGCGGTGGCACGACAACGACAGGCCAGGGATGCACAACAGGACGGCCTGCAAGCATCACGAGACCACGTGGCACCACAACTGGCGGAGGCGGCGGGGGAGGTGGCAAGTGCCGAACGGCGAGTGGTACGCCGAGCATTGCAGCGGCCGCAGCAACACCCAGACCAACAACGCCAGGAAATGGCACCGGAAATGGCAAAGGGAGAGGTCCAGCGACGGGTGCTGGTAGAGGAAGAATGGCCACAGGCGCAACAACCGGGGCGACAACCACAGCGGCCGGTGGGCCCACTGCAATTGGAACGGCGGCGATTACGGGAATGTGTGCGGCCGGTGGGCCCGCAACAACATGTGTGGCCAACGTGGGCGTAGGTGCGACAACAGGCACGCTTGGAGCGGCAACAGGGGCGGCAATCACTGGTGTGGGCACAATGTGTCCACTCACAACAGGAATACCACCCGTGATGACGACTGGGGCGATGGTGGGAACCACAACCCTACCCAATGGCGCGAGCTTGATGTGTGCATCAGGGACGAACATGGTCACGCCATTGAGGCGCTTGACTGATCCAAATCCAGGAGGCCTTGCTCCAGGCAACATTCGATTGATCACGAAAAGAGGTTTCAGTCCAGCGAAATGTGTGAATCGCGCGCAAGCAAGAAATTCAATCAACACATTGATGTTGACGCCGCCGATAAAATCGAGGGCTTCAGCAACAAGGGGAGGAATGGACATCTGCGCGGCCAATTCAAAATCGTCAAGACCGACCATCATATCGCAAGCATTGTCGACAAAATTGCCCAGAAGCGGCAGCCCATTGAATTGACTGTTCGCCCATGCCAAAACATTCTTTTTGCAACCTGGTGGGACATGGAACTTGAAGGGAATCACTTGTCGCCCTTCATCCCCTTTGCTCGGCACGAAAAACACATCCACTTGATAGACTTGATCGAGTTGGTACAAAACTGAAAAACAGTTGTACCCATGTTCGAGTGTCACAACTTTGGATATGCCAGCCATGTCAGTGCAATTCCTGTCTCCAAGATTGATGCGTGTGGTGGCATGGAACTTTTCTGTGGTAATATCATATGCCTGAGGAGCAGCTGGGCGAATCAGGAGGCCACGAAAAGGCGCTCCAGTGATTGCATCATGCATTCCAAAGTCAAGATATTGCTTCACTAGTTCCTCAATCCGCCACGCAACACTCTTGATGGTCGCCTGCAAATCGCGTGTTCTTGCCTTTGGCGGACCAGGGTTGCTCTCGACGTCGCCATCAGCACATAAATTGCGGATCCAACGGGCGAACCCAGTTTGGAACAATTCACGTCGATGAAACGCGACCTCCATCTTGATCTTCAGCGCTTTGTGGACCTTGGATTGATGGCCGGAATGGCGGACATCCCCAATGTCATCAGTGTCCAACACTTGAACAAGAGCTGGATCGATGTGTTGCGACCAGAACGTCTTCCCAGAACTAGGCGGAGCATAAATGATAGACAAAGGACCATGCGTATCATAAATGCGTGTAGTTGTGGGAAAGCCATCACTGACCTCAGCATCACGAAACATCGAACGCGCATCAACAAACCAATCGATCGCTTGAGTGCAACCTGTCTTGTTGACTTGTGTAAGAAATCGCCCAAATTCAATGAACACTGCACTTCGCGGAATTGAATCGAAATCATG